TGTCTCACATCATTAATGACATTTGGTGGGACGGACATATCCTTATGGGTAAGTTACGTCTTCTAACATCACCAGGATTCCACGAGAGAGGGATTGTATCTACAAAGGGTGACCAAGCGGCAAACTTGTTAAGACAAGGTGTTACTTTGGGTATATCTTCACGTGGTGTTGGTTCTTTAAAAAAGACTGGTGAACAAAACGAAGTACAAGATGATTTTGAGTTAATCTGTTTTGATTTGGTATCATCACCATCTACACCAGGAGCGTATTTGTTCACAAACCCTGACGATAGAAACAAATTTGAAGAAAATTTGGAAGAAGAAAGGGCCTCAAGAATGTCTCCAATAGAACAAGAAAGTGGAACAAAAATGAATCGCTCTATTGACTTATTGAAAAAATTAAACCATTATTTGGACAGATAATTTAAAAAACATGGACGAAAAATATTTTGTAGCAAAAGTACAGTACGATTTACCTGATGAAAATACAGGTAAATTAAAGAAAATCCGAGAGGAGAAATTGGTTAAAGGTTACTCTGTAACTGATGTTGAAGCCAAGGTAACATCCCGATATACTGGGTTTCAACATGATTGGAGAATCACAGCGGTCTCCGAAAGTAAAATAGACGAAGTTATTCAAGATTAATAAAAACCCCTCCTAACCGAGGGGTTTTTTATTTATTTAGGGTTTTTACTAAGCCCAAACAGAATTTTTTAACATATGGATATATTTATATGTTAAATTATTCTATAATAATATGACAGAAAAAAAGTCGTTAGTTGAGGAAGCACTACTACAAATGAGAAATTTGGAACAAGTAGTTGCCGAAAATGCAAAAGGAATACTTGCTTCTACAATGAAGGAAGAAATCTCAGAACTAGTAAAAGAGTCTTTGAAAAACGAGGCTGAAGATGAATCAATGGAAGTTGAAATGGATGAACAATCGGAAGATGATTTAGACATGGATATGGATATGGATTCTGATGATGAAAACATGGATGATGTTGAAATGGACATTGATATGGATTCTGACGATGATGAATCGGAAGATGAATTTGATATGGACTTTGATATGGATTCTGATGATACACTACCAATAGACCTTACAAATGCGTCTGATGATGAAATCTTAAAGGTTTTTAAATCTATGAGCGATGAAGATGGTATCATTGTTAAACAAGATGGTAACCACATTACTTTAAACGATGAAGATGAAGATGTTGAATACATTATTCAAACTGAAAGTTACATGGACGAAGTTGAAATGGACGAAGAGTACATGGAAGAAGAAGAAATGGACGAAGCTGAATTATCTAACGATGAATTAGATTCTATGATGGCTGACATTTTTGGTAAAGAACAAATGGACGAAGAAGAAATGGACGAAGAAGAAATGGACGAAGAAGAAATGGACGAAGTGGTGTATGAAATAGAAATGGAAGAAGATGATGATAGTGATGATGATAACGTGTCTGAAAGTAAAATGACAATTAAACCAGTTATGGGTAAATTAACTAAATCCTCTTTAACTAACAAAGCTAAAAAAATGGAAACTAAAGAAGGGTCAATGATGAGTAAACCTGTAGTAGGTAAAGGTGTTAAAACTGGAAGTGCTAAATTTGAATATAAAGAAGGTAGAAAAATGGAAACCAAAGAAGCGGCTATTGAACCAAAAGGTAAAGCTAAAGGAGTTGGTATGAATTTGAAACCTAAGAAGTTTGAATACACTGAAGCTGAAATGGAAGAAAACTATGGTTCTAAAAAACACGAATACAAACGTAAGGATGTTGATGGTGTTGAAAAGAAAGCTGGCGAAAAAGGTGGTCATTACAAAGATTACGAAAAAGAGGAAACTAAAGAAGCTGCTAGAACATTAGGTAATGGAACTAGAAATTACGCTCAAAGAAAAGGTTTACCTAAAATGAAAGTAATTCCGAATCAAGCTCTTGCTGAAGAGGTTGAAAGATTGAGAGAAAAAAATGAAGAATACAGAAAAGCTCTTAATATCTTCAGAGATAAATTAAATGAAGTTGCGGTATTTAATTCAAACTTGGCTTACGCTACAAGATTGTTTACTGAACATACTACAACTAAACAAGAAAAAATTAATATCTTAAGAAGATTTGATGATGTTGAATCATTAAAAGAGTCTAAAACTTTATATTCATCAATTAAAGGAGAATTAAACACAACAAACAGTACTCAAAGTGTTGTAACAGAATCTATTGAAAAAATTGGAAAATCTCCAGCATCAGGTTCTTCACAAAACTTAATTGAGTCAAAAACGTATGAAAATCCACAATTCTTAAGAATGAAGGATATTATGCAAAAAATACAAAAATAAAAATAAATAAAACTTAAAAACAAAAAAAAATACTAAAATGGGTGCATTATTAGAAAGCGGTCTTGTTGGTAACATTGGTTTGAAACACCTTAAAGTTATCAAAGAAGACACAATCAACAAATGGGATAAACTTGGCTTTTTAGAAGGTCTAAAAGGTCACATGAAAGAAAACGTGGCTCAGTTGTATGAAAACCAAGCTTCACACTTAATTAACGAAGCTTCTTCAACTTCTGATTCAGGTTCTTTTGAAACGGTTGTTTTCCCAATCGTGAGAAGAGTATTCTCTAAATTATTAGCTAACGACATCGTGTCTGTACAAGCAATGAACTTACCAATCGGTAAATTGTTCTACTTCGTACCTAAAATTCAAGGTTATTCTGGTGGTACATCAACAGATGGTCTATTTGGAAATAGTGGTACACACTACGCTCCTATGGGTTCTCCAGGAAATTATGATGGTAATCCAGATGCTGGTTACAATTCAGGTACTGGTACTTTTAATCCTACATATAATAAGGATTTATATGACTTATTCTACGAAGGTAACGAAGCTGGATTAAATCCTCCTGGTTTGTTTGACTATTCAAAAGGTCAGTGGACAGCAGTAACTGCTTCAACTGTAACTTACGCTTGGTCTAACGCTGGTTATTTATTACCTGCAGCATACGGTACAGATAATTACAGAAAAGTAATTATTGTTATGAGTGGTTTCTCTAACGCTGGTGCTGGTCAATTGATTGGTCCTAATGGTAATACTATGGATACTGAAGAATTCATATCAGGTTTGAACATCTTAGGTGTTTCTGCTAACGGAACAACTTCAGCTAACACAAGTAACCCTTACTTATTCAGAGTTGTAACTCAAAGATATGGTAAAGGTATTGTTCAGTATGGTAGTAATGTTACAGTTAATTATCCTAATGGTCCTTCTCCTTACAACGCTAACTCAGGTGGTTCTTTCTACAACGTATGTGATGCTAATGGTTTCATATTCTTAGAAATTGATTTACAAGTACCAGTTTGTATTACTTGTGGTGATTCATCTATGGACGGTTACACAGGTTCAACATTCTCATCTACAACAAGTTCAAATAATGCATTCTTAGCAATTTACAGATTGTATAAAGAGTTGGAATTTGAAGACCAAATCGGTGAAGTTTCTTTTGACCTTGAGTCAGTAACTGTTTCTGTTACAGAAAGAAAATTGAGAGCACAATGGTCTCCTGAATTAGCTCAAGACGTTGCGGCATTCCACAACATTGATGCTGAGGCTGAATTAACAGCATTATTATCTGAGCAAGTTGCTGCAGAAATTGATAGAGAAATCTTGAGAGATTTGAGAAAAGGTGCAGCTTGGAACTTGAGATGGGATTACAACGGTTGGAAGAGACTATCTTCTGCTGGTACAACTCCTTACACTCAAAAAGATTGGAACCAAACTTTGATTACAGCAATTAACCAATTGTCTGCTCAAATTCACAAATCAACTTTAAGAGGTGGTGCTAACTGGATTGTTGTATCTTCTGAAGTATCTGCTATCTTTGATGACTTGGAATACTTCCACGTATCAAATGCAGCTCCTGAGCAAGACCAATACAACATGGGTATTGAAAGAGTTGGTACATTGTCAGGAAGATACCAAGTGTATCGTGACCCTTACTTCCCAGCTAACCAAGTGTTAATCGGACACAAAGGTACTAGCTTGTTGGATACAGGGTACATCTACGCTCCATATGTTCCTTTACAGTTGACTCCAACTATGTATAACCCATTCAACTTCACACCTATCAAGGGTATCATGACAAGATACGCTAAGAAAATGGTTAACAACCGTTTCTATGGTAGAGTAACAGTTGATGGTGTAAGAACATTCAACTTACAAGAATTAAGATAATTTATCTTAAAACTTATAAAAAAAGGGAACTTCGGTTCCCTTTTTTGTTTTTACGTGGTATTTATATGTATAAAAAAAATAATTAAATTATGGCCTGTAAAAAATCAACAATAACAAATACTTCAGAAAGTATTAAAGTAATATCATACACAAGATGTGATGATAATTTTGTATTTAATAATTACGAAATTCAAGGAAACGAAACCGTAAACATTTGGTATGTTGATGGTACATATAAAACTGCGTTTTCAAATTTAACAATAGATTCTACAATTGAATGGCCACCAGTTACTCAAACACCAAGCAATACCGCAACTCCTTCAGTAACACCAAGTGTAACTCCAACAAATACAGTAACACCAAGTGTAACTCCAACAAATACAGTAACTCCAAGTGTAACCACAACTAATACATCAACACCTACGGTTACTCCAACAAAAACACCTACACCCACACCATCAAGACCTTAAGAATTTATAATTCTTAAAGATTTTGAAACTGCTTCAGTTTCTTCCATTGTAAATGCGCCTCTAACGTGGCAAGCGATTAATGCTTGTCTTATACAATATATCGCTTGTTCTTCATTCATACCATCAATAAGTGAATTTAATTGTTCATTTGAGGTGTAATGTATTGTATCAAAAAGAGAACCAATAATTTCTTGTGTTTTTTTTGACATTTCTTCAGTATTTTCAGTATTTTCCATATGGTTTTATATTTATGTTAAGTATCGTAATTTTTTTCACAAAAACAACATGGAACAACAATTAAATGAAGATTTGGCAGTATGGTTTGGCAAAAAAAAGGCGCCAAAAGGAAGTAGTCAGCCTAAAGGGCCGTGGGTTAATATTTGTAGGAAAGATAAAGATGGAAAACATCCACCTTGTGGTCGTTCTGACACTGATAAAGGCTCTTATCCAAAGTG